CATTTTTTCTTGTATGATTGGTATTTCTTGTTTAGTAAATGCCGCGACTTTAAAATCAAATGCCACAGTCCTACTTGTATTTTGATAAATATGAACTGCATCAGGTCTACCAATATAATACTCTTGTGCATATGATGGTGTGACCGTATCTGTAATAGTACCTAAATGTGCTGGAAATATTAACCACTTACCATTCACAGCATCTCTGATTTGAAACTTTATAAAATCTTTCGGTAATGAATTTGTTCCATCCGTAGTTTTTGTATCACCAAACTTACCACCATATGGAACTTGTAACATATTTGAGACAGTATTAGCGTAAAGTGTTTTACCATCAGGCATTGTTTTAATTCTACCACTACCTAAATCAAAATCTGATGCTTTTTTTAACTCATCATCACTACCACCAAATCCAAATGCCGAGGCTATTTGGTCTCCAATGGTAGGAGTCTCTTTTTTTGGTCTTGGTAAGGAATTATCAAATACTTCACCTAAACCATCCCTACCATCTGAATCTCTTTTTACATCTTCGTAACCTCTTGAATTAAAACTAGCTCCTAAGGCGGCTAATTGTTCTGGTGTTTCAGGTATTACAAGTGGTGGACCAAATGTATCTGCATGTCGTTCTGTATGAATTGTAGGAGCAACTGAAGCTAAATCTTTTACTACATTAAACTTTCTTGTTTCCTCTCTTGCGTTCATATTCTGTAATAACGCTTGTTTTAATCCCCATAACACACCATTAGGTGTTAATAAAAATTTACTCATACGAGTTACATCTTCTGCCGCTCTAACTATTTGTAATGGTAATCCACCTCTGAATATACCATCACGAACACTTGGATAACTATCTCCTATATCTCTAACTATAAATGGTTGGTCGAATCCAAGATTATTATCACCACGAAGTGCTGATTTCATTCCACCTCTAAAATCATATTGTCCATCTATATCTTGGTCTTTTAATGGTTTATTGGCAACTTGATTCGCAGGTAGATTATCCGTATTGGTTCTATCACCTGTAGATTTATTAGCAGGAGCGTTATTTAAATTTGCGTTGAATTTTTCAAATAATCCCATTTTATTCCTTTGTTAAGTTAACAACCTCTTGTGTTGTCATACCTGTGTTCTTAGCAATCATTTGTAACATATCAATCATTTGTTGCATCTCTATACTTTGTTGGTCTGTTCTAGCACCCACTACTTTTTCAAGGGCTTCCATTTGACCAGTCGCAATCGCATTTGTTAATTGTGTTTGTTGTTCAGAAGTTAAATCATTCATCTCTTGTTTCAACATACCTGAGTGTTTGGCTGTTTCATCACCTTTGAACTCGGCAACAGTCTTTGGTTCTGCATATGAACCTGCGATTGTTGGTTTATCTCCAACCATACTGGCGATACTGAATCCAAATAATTCAAATCCATAAATCTTATCAATTATATATTGCATCACATTCGCAAACACACTTACAAATCCGTCTCGTAAACTTCTGAATATATCCACTATATAAGTTCCAATTGTACCAAACCCAAAGAACGAACCAAGTGTATTCATTAATCCCTCTGATACACTATATAGAAAATCTGTTGCGGTTGTGAAAACAAGAATTAAACCATTTGATAATCCTTTTATTAATTGTAACATAATAGTAGGTAAATTCTCAACAACATAAGCTATTGATACTCCTAAAGCTTGACCTACTTTATATCCAAAATCACCCTCTCCACCAAATATTTTTTTGATATCATCAAATAATTTAGTAGCCATACTTTTAATTGATGCACCTAAACCACTTTCTCCAAAAACTTGGTCAAGTATATTCTTACTATACTCAACTATAGTATTACCCATATCTTTAACAAATGTTTTAAACTTCTCTAACGCCTCAATTAATTGTTGCATCTTATCAAGCAACATTTCTTCAATTGATTTTTCAGGTGGTAATAACTCCACTTTACCTGTCGCTAATCTGTTTAACTCATCTACACTTACACCGATTGAATCTGCCAGTGCTCTTCTTTGTAGAACATTCATCTTCTGTATTTCTGATGCCCCACCTAATTGTTTTACAATATCTGTAGTAGCACCCGCAATATCTCCACTTAATGCAAGTTCACGAGCCCTATTGAAGTTTAATTGTTTACCAATCATCATTGAGGCTTCCATTTCTTTTTCAATACTTGATTCAAAATCTAATAATGAATTTGCAATCTTCGCAGTAGTGGCCAAGTTAACTCCTAACTTTCTAGCTTGAACTGCCGCCTTGGCAATATTCTGACCACCATCAGCTCCAAACTCGGCGAATGTTTCGGCACTCTCGGCAATATCTTTCATTACCGCACCTGGTGCAACTTTGTTGGCCTCGGCAAGTGATGCGGTAGTTTTTACAAAATTTATACCAGTTTCAAAACTTTCACCACTCATTACTGAAAATTCACGAGCAACTGCCGCAGCATCTTTTGAAGCAATACCTAATGATTTCTCCATTCTACCAAGTGTTTTGATAGTATCACTTGTAATACCCTCTAATGTACCAAATGTTTCTTGTAGTTCTCCAGCGATTGCATTTACATCATATCCTAATATCATCGCCTCTAATCGAGCACCTTGTAATTCTGCATTTAATTTCACAGATTGTTCTACACTTGCACCTAATCCATCTCTTAGTGCCAACGAATCAGTAACAAACTTTTTCATCAATGCAATCAAACCAACTATAACTGCGGCGAGTAAGAATATTGGATTCGCCATCAATGCTTTAGTAAATAACTTGGCTTGAGTTATCATTCGTGTCATACCACCTTTCATACTTTCTAATTTACCTATGGTGGCATCTCTTAATTTATTTTCCGCATTTAAATATTCTTGTTGTTCTTCTAAATTACTAACTTGCATTCGTAATCCATCCAATGTATCATTTATTAGTTCTGAACCCTTTTCATTGGCCTCAACAGATTCTTGTTCGATTCGAGCTATTTGTGATTTCAATCCCTCGATATTGGCGTTAGCTAATTCTTCAGCGTTTGTAACACCTAAGATATCTTGTTTTAAACTAAATAATTTTTGTGCGGCGTTTCCTTGAATCTCTTGTTGTCTTGCGGTCTGTTTTCCTACTCCAGCTTCTAATTGAGCCAAATTATTTGATTCTGTTAATAATGTAGCCCTGTCTTGTGTTGCCTTGGTTATTTCACCTGAAATATCTAATTGGTTTTTTAAAGTGTTGTAATACTTGTCAGCCTCTTCATTACTCTTACCCAATTTATCAATTCTACCATTGGTTAATTTCATTAATCTAGCGGCCTCAGCTATTGCCTTTTTATTACCAATCTCTTGAGCGGCGTAAAAATCCTCTTGTAATTTATTTAATCGTTCTTGTTCTTTTGCGAGCTGTGCTACTTGTTTTTGACTCAACGCCATTTATCGTCTCTATTTTCTCAATTGTTTTTTTAACATATCTGCAGTATGTTTTGAGATTTGTTTTCTATATTTTGCGGCTATTCTTCTTGATTTAGGGTCTTTAAGATTTATAATATCTTGACCTTTTTTCTTTTTCTCCGCATTAACTGCGGCGATAATTTTATCAAAAATCTTATCTACGATTCCCTCAAGAAATTGTTTTTTATTTACTTTCATGCGTGATTCTCCATATGGATTCCTATGTAAATATAAATATCAAGTTATGAAAATTATCGTCTCTTCTTAGCTTTTTCTATTGATTCTTTTTCGGCTTTTTTAGCCTCTACGATTTGTTGTAAGTAAAATCTTCTCAGATGTATTGGTAAGGCGTAAGCTTCACTTTGTGTGAAACCACCTTGTCCGTAATAACAAAGGTTGAATATCTCTTCGTGTACTACTTTTTTATACTCTGGCGTCAGGCCAAAAAAACCTAACCCCTACAGGTATCTGTACCTTGTGGGGTTCTCCTATTTCTGAAAGTATTTCCACTTCAAAATCTATATCTGGTGAGATTATTCTGATGTGTTCTCTAAATGCTCTTGAATCTTGAGCAAGAAATTGATTATCAACAAAATCATTAATCGCCTTTGAATCTGTATTATCATCAACGGCAATGATTTGTTGTTTTAATCTTGTAGTTAATTCTTTAGATACACCTGTAAGATTGGCGACTTTCTTCAATGCATTTAAAGTATCATTAACTTTCTTCTCATCTTTGTGAGTGGTTAATCTAAATTTGATTACATTCTTACTTAATGGTGTAGTCCATTCAAATTCATTTACACCACTTTTGAATAATTTTTCATCCCACTTAGTGTTTTCTAATTTTGTTAAATCGAATGTATGTTCTATAGTGTTACCAGTATCAGGGTCTTTTATCTCTACTCTGTAGTCTTTTCCGTAACCTAATACTCGTGTACCCACCATAAGTGCGTTTTTATCACCAACCAACAAATCATCTAATTTTACTTTAGGGTCTGCGATAACACTTTCCAATAATTTATCTATCACAATTCCCTTTTCTACTAAATTTGTTGATGTAAGAATATCTTCTTCTTTTGCTGTCATGTATTTGACATCTATTGTTCCACTACTTAATGGACTATCTTTAGGATATAGTAATCCTTTTGATGGTAAAGATAGTGTTTCAGTAGGAAACGCGTACTGATTTTCAGCCATTTTTATCTCCTATGAACTTTGAAATTAAAACCATATATAATAATTATGTTATAACCTAATAAAAACTTGAATTATTTTATTTTTTGTTCCCTAATACTTTTTCTGCACCTGCTATTCCGAAACTACCTAAAGTAGTAAATAAGAATGAATTGTACACAACATCATTGATAACTAAATCTTTACCCATGATACCAGTTACAACATCCGCACCTGCAAAGATAACCATTATTGTGAATGCTCCGAAACCAATTATTGATTTCTCATTGTAATCATTGTCATCTTTAAAAATTTCCCACATTTTCATCTGTCCTCCAGTCTTAGAATGATAACACAGCAAAATCGTAACGAAGTGTTAACGATATATCTGCCACATCAGTTCCGTTAGCGAAATCTAAATCATTGAAATTAGCGGTTTGGATAAATGCACCATGTAATGTCCACTCTTCAACTTTATCACCAACAGGACCTAAAAGGTTAAACTTGATTTCTTTCTTGTAAAAATCAGAATAACCATCACGACCTGTAACTGATTCGTGGTGTAATCTTACCCACTCCATAACTGCCTGTGCTCCACTTGGAACGATTGGGTCGTATAGAGTAATTTCTAATGGTTCCCAAGTACCTTTACCTTTAAGGTATCTCTTAACATTAATATGATTTAATTCAATTTCCTCAAATGTAATTTGGGGTCTATTTGCAGTTTTTACAAAATAACTTTCTATACCATCAATATACATAATGAACCTATTCTTTGTTTTAGGTTCAAAGGTTTTGAAAAATATTTCATCAGTTCCTAATATATCGGCCATGTGTTTTCTCCTAATAGTTTGCCGTTTTTTACTTCGATAATAAATATCTACTTTTTAAAAAAGATGTATTTCTTCATAATCTTTTTCGAAGTTTTTTTGAAGTTTTTTAAAAAAAGACTTGACTTGTATAGTATTTCCTTTGTATATTTAGGTGTTGATTGAGATGAGTACTTTTAAAAGTGGATAATCAACAATCCGTTGAAGGGCGTTGATAGAGATTAATCACCTCTTGAGTCTAATGGTGTTCTGAGATTGAAAGGATTGATTACCTGAGTAAATCGATGTTGAAGAACGAGAAGAGCTGTGGGGTTCGAATCCCCACCATCGGACAAAAAAAAAATAAAAAAATACTTGACATATATAGTAAAAAAGCCTTATATTATAGTGTAATAATAATAAAAGAAAGGAAAGGATGTGATATAAAATGAATTCTATTAGTTAGTATGTTAGTTAGGTGTTAATATCGTAATCGTAAGAACCTGACACAAAAAATCCCCCACTCGAAAGAATGGGGGATTTCTTTTTATAAGCCAATTATAAATTAAACTTATTCAGGAAACGCTGCACCTGTTGGTTGTATTACGAAGTCTAATACGATGAATTCAGCAGTTCTTGTAGGTTGGATAAATATCTGTCCTACTAACTGATTTCTATCAACAACATCTGGTGTGTTGTTAGAATCATCCATCACAACTTTAAATGCACTCAAACCACTATTCTGTTGAACTTGTGATAAGAATGGATTAACAATTCCTAAGAATCTGTTACGAGTTGCTGCTGTATTTTGTTCGAATACCAAGAATCTTGAAGTAGATGCGATAAACTTACGAAGTCTAATCAACAATCTTCTTACATTGATTCTATCTAAAGCACTTGGTTTTCCTTGTAATGTTTTTTGTCCAAACACTACAACACCTTGACCTGGGAAAGATGCGATTGGATTTACACGACCTTCATAGAGTTCATCTCTTTCAGTATGTGTTAATCTTGTTTTCGCTTCTAATACAGAACTTAAACCACCACGATTTAAACCTGCTGGTGCAAACCACTCATGTGATACACTATCATTAAACGATAACACACCTGGTAACACTACTGATGGCGGTACCCACATTGGTTTATTCTTCACTTCGTCAAGTATCTTGACCCATGGATAGTAAACCGCTGCATAGTTTGTATCGATTGCATTGATATCACTCACTGCGTTATTTACACTTCTACCCCATCTTGAACCATCCATAATGTAGAATGCATCTGCACGAGATTCTACTTTACTAATACCATGATTAGAAACTGAATTATGGTATTCATGAACGATACCTGGTGTTACTAATAGGTTGATATCAAACTCATCTGGATTAGAGATTGCATTAATTGCTCGTTTGTATGCAACTGAACCACTTGCGTTAGTTCCACTACAATCAAATCCTTGAGTGTTAGTTGCAGAGATATCATTACCTGTAGCTTTTAATGTAGTTGGATTATCTCCATCAAATCCACCTTGCATTGGTACAACAAACTTCAACTGAGCTTTTGCTGCTGTAGTTAAAGATAGGGAATCACTTGCCCCTGCGTATGTTGTTACACCAAGTGAAGATGCATCTGCATGTCCAACTTGATTCTCAAGTGTGAACACTACATTCTGACCAGTTCCACCACTTGCAGGTAGTGGAGCAAGGTATTGTTTGTTATCATCATTTGAAAAATCCCAACCATAGTATACATTTTGGTCAAACACTCCTAATGTATTGGTTTGTGCAGTTACGAAACTACCACTTGGGACTGATGTTGTTCCAAGAACTGGATTACTTGCTGCTGCAAATCCATGTGGTAACAATGCTTCATCGATACCCTCAAGATTTGATGAGTAATCACTCAAGTAAATATGAACTGATTTATTTGGCCAATCACCATTATAGGTTAATTTACCCTCTGAATCAATAGTTACATATCTATCACCGATTGCTCTTGGTGCGAAATTTGTTGAATCTGGGTCAAAGTTCAGATTAGTGAATTCTTCAAGAACCTCACCATCGTTATTTTCACCTGGATTATTTCTTAAAACTCTTAATGCAAATGAACCATAATCACTACCTGGTACTGAACCAGCTGCAGTTAAATCTGCAATAGCAATTTTGAAATCATCATTAACATCTGTTCCATGAGAACGAGTTTTAACTTTAAATAAGTTTCTTCTACTTCCACCACTTTCTTGTGATACAATATATGGTGTACATGCATTTTCGTAATCGTGTGTGAAATCTTCTCCACTTGAAGCGGAGGCAATACTCATACTTACATTTGCATCGAAACCATTAGAAGATTGGAAAAACTTAAAGTTTTTGTAAACATATACATCGTGATTTGTAGTTTGTGGGTCTTGTCCAAAAACCTTAGTGATATAATTTGCTGAACCAGTATCAAAAGATATAGTTACTGCAGAATTAGTACCAAGTGTAAGAGATGCACTTGCCCAATCACCATTTGCTGCCAAAGAAGCAGATGTTGGTCCACCCAAATCTAAGGATGGTGCATTTCTTGAAGGTTTTAGAACAGCGGCGGTTATATATCCTGCAGAGCTTGACACTGTCAATCTCACATTAGAACTTTGATATCCACCCAAACCAAGAACACGAACTATAGTTACTGCTGGAGCATTTTTGATATACTCCTTTACTGTGTAAGGTACATAGAAACGGGTATCTAATCCACCAAAGATATTTTCAAATTCTGAAAAACTTGTTACTTGTGTTGGT